ATAATACAATGAAAAAGGATACTACGCCCTGTAAGAGCCGAAAGACCAAAAATAATGCAGTCTTCAACTTCACCATGATGTTTCTTAAGGTCATAAAGATATTCTCTCTTTATTTGAGCGTACTCTACAGGAATGTTTGCGTTTAGATATGCCATAATAAATTCTCATTTTGCGTTGCCCCAACTATCTCCTTTTTTATAACTTACTTTATTTTTTATTAATAAAGGAATAGCTTCTTCCATAGTTTTCATTACTACTCTTACTTGATTATCATCTTTTATAGAAATGCACAACTCGTCATGTATTTGTATGTGCGGTAATATACCCTGCTCATACAAATTAACCATAGCTTGCTTTGTCATGTCAGCAGCAGAACCCTGGATTAATCTATTTAAAGCCTTGTATGTAAACGCTGGAGCATAGTAATATAGTAAGTTTTCGTACTGATCATCTTTTTCTTTTTGATGTTCTAGTAAAAAAGTTCGATATTCTTTTTTTGCCTCTTCTTTTGTCAATAAAGGCACTGGGTCAAATCTTCCTATCTTATTATTCCATTTCTTATCTGTTGTTTCCCATTTATTAAATCTGCAAAATCTATCTCCAAGTGTGAACAGTAACTCATTATCAGTTGCAAACTCTATAAGCTCTTCTGATAGTTTCTTAACAAAGGGAGCCTCAGCATGGTATTGTTCAAATAATTCTCTGGCTTCTTGTCTCTCTAAGTTTAACTCTTTTTGTAGTTTTATTTTTCCCATACCATAAAACATACCTAGATTTATGGTCTTTGCTTGTCTTCTTGGTATTTTAGCCATGTCTGCAACCACTTGGTGAAAGTCAGCATCTGGATTATCTTGATAAAATTTTTCTATCTTTTCAACACTCTTAATAATTTGTTGTTTGTTATGATTTTTATACTTCTTCGGTATCCTTGCCTCTAACAAATTAGGATTATTTTTTAATAATTTAATTGCATAATGCACTACAATTCTAGGCTCTTGTTGTGAATAGTCAAAACTACCCCAAATACAATTATCTTCTGGCGTAAACAGCTCTCTCATCTTTTTACCTATCCATCCTTTTGCAGGAATCTGCTGTAGATTTGGATTACTCATAGAAAATCTACCTGTGACTGTGCCACCTTGGTCAGATCTTATTTGATTTATGTCAGCATGTATTCTACCCTTATGGACAAAACTTAATAAACCCTCTACAAAAGCATTGTTTGCTTTTTCACATTCTCTAGCCTTTGCTATTAATCTTAGCAGAGGTTCTTTGTGTGTTTGTAAATAGTTTTTAGGTAACTGAGGCATACCAGACTTTGGTGTCTTTTTATAATCTGTTACTTTTAATTTATCTAAAAGTTTTTTTATAGATGCAGCTGCCCATATTTCAACTTCAATACCCGTTTTATCTTTTATAATTTTAATTAATTTTTGTTTTCTTCTTTCTAAAAACTTACCAAACAGCTCAGCTTTTTGGACATCAATTTTAACTCCTTTGAACTTCATGTCAACTAAACATGGGAATAATTTAGTTTCTAAATTAAAAATTTTTCGTGGACTTTTACCCTTTGGGGGGTATATAATTTCGTCTAATTTTTTACTAAATAAATCCCACAGCCTAAAAGTTAAACTTACATCTTGTTCAGCATAATCTTTTACTAAGACGTAAGGAAGTTTGTGCATGTTACTCATAGGATCACTAATACCGTATTGAGACAAAGACTTATCTTTTAAATCCCATTTATATTTAGAGTCGTCTAGATAATCTTTACTTAAAGCATCCAAAGAATATTTCATCCTGTTTTCATCTATCACTGAGGCCGCTATCATAGTGTCATAGATTGGTCCTTTTAACATTAGTCCTGTGGTTGCTCTAATCCAACACACATCGTACATAGCGTTATGAAAAACTTTAGCTATGTTTTCGTTTTGAAAAATTAATTTGTTAAGAGTATCCCAAGTTTTATCTTCATTAAGATTACTTGTCATTGCATGTTTAATTGGAAAGTATAATGTTTGTTTGTTCGTTGCTACTGCAATACCACAGACAAAACCATTACCTGTTATAGCACCCGAGCCTTTTGTTTTTAAATTAGGATCATAGGTTTCTAAGTCTACAGCTACTGTAGTAATACCTGATAAATCTAAATCAGTTATCTCTGGCACAGTACACATTATTTATAATCCCTCTCTATTATCATTTCTATGTAATGCATGGCCTTCTCAAGATCTTCTCTCCCATTTTTATGAGGATGCCTGCATATGTATTTTATAGCATTGCCCTCCGCGAAAAGCAACTTGTTGTCATTTATAAACTTACTGGGCTGAATCTTAAATTTTTTATAATGTGATCCTGCAATTTGTTTATTGTATGTGCTCATGTTTATCTAATAACTCCTTCCCTGTTTGTGATTTTAAAATCCATAAATCATACCTACCTCTACTACATGCAGTGTATCCTAAATATAATTGTTCATGATAAGGTTCAGCACGAGTAATTGAAAGATCAACGATAACGTTATCTCTGGTTAAACCTTTTATCTTATGAAAATTACCATACTCAATGGTAGCTGATTGATTTAAATTATTATTATTAATAATAGATCTTATATATTTTACTCTTTGCTGTAGTCTNTTCTTACCCTCAACATCTTTTGGTGTTTTTATAAGTTTATAAAAATCAAGGGTATCACTTAGCGTAGAATCTAAAAATTCTAAATTAACAAACTCTTGAAAAGTATAAGATTTATTTATCATCTTTTTAAATATTCTAGCGTCTTTCTTCTTATGTCTTTTATCTAACAGCTTCCAATAGGCTTGAATTTGTTCTAGGGATTGTGGTGTGCCTTTTATAAACAAAGGCCAAGTGTAGTGGGAATTTAATTCTGCATCAGAAACGTGCAAATGTTCTGAACCAACATGTTTATATTTTAAACCATATCTTTCAAAGAAAGGCACTAGCCATTCTTTTGATTTCAAACTTCGATAAGTAAACAGAAACTGTTCATCAGAGTTTTTTATTTTCTCTAATAGTTTAGATAAACCAAATGATTTATTTAAATCTGGTATACGATAAACATTTCCTTCAACCTCTGTAGGCTCCCAAACTCTTGTGTATCCGTACTTTTCCCACACAGGTTTTATTATCTCTTTGCAAAATTTATTAATCGCTTTACTACATCTTAATCCTACTTCAAGTTCGTCTTCTCCCCTTGCGTCTTTAAATAGTTTTTCAAAAAAATCTGGATCAGACCCAGCAAATTTAAAAATAGTTTGATTAGGGTCGCCGACCATAATTACATCTTTTGAGCGCACATGTTCAGCCATCNTCTCTATTGCTAGTAGTTGTGGTTTACTACAATCTTGTGCTTCGTCTATAATTAAAAAATCAACNGCAGGAACTTTTGGTTTTCTTACGTANACATCTATCATGTCTTGATAGTCCTGTAAAAATTCATCCTTCTTAAATTTTTCNTAACCTTCTTTCATTTTTAAAATTAANTGTAGATTGTAAGGCTTGTAACTATTATGAGGATCAGCTGCAGTGTGCCAGTGGTCAGATATATTTAAACCTCGACCGTGTGCTTCAGCATTGCATCTAAAGAAAGGATGATTTTTTTGTGGGTCTTTTGTAATTGCTGCATTCTTTTTTAAATTAAATAAGGGAACATGATTACACAAATTATTAAAATCAGATTTACTACTAAATACTTCTCTACGTTCACCTCCATGTTTTTTAGCATAGCTGTGTATGGTGCATATTCTATATTGAAAATAATCTTCGTCTAATTGTAGTAAATTACTAGTTTTAATTTTATCTATTGATTTAATAGTTGCTTGTAGTTCAGCTGCTGCAACTTTTGTATGAGATAACACAATGCCTCTTTCGGTGCCATATTTATCAGACAGCTCAGCATATAGTTTTTTAATTTTAATATGCGTTTTACCTGTACCTGGTGGACCTACAATGGGTCTAATCTTGTCTAGCGTCTGCTTCGAAATCAATTTGTTTTACCTCTTTTCCTTCCTCTGGTTGAACATCTATAGTTAAATTTTCTTTTTCTATCTCATAGTCTGCAATTCTAAAGAACACACAAGAGTGTTTAAGAATCTTACCTTTAACTTTCTTAGCCTTAAGTATTACTTCACATTTCTTTTTTA